GGCGGCGAAGATGATGCTCTCGGCCTTGGCCTGAATCTTCTCGAATTCCACCTGATCGAACTCGATGCGCTCCGAGTACAGTTCGTCGGTGTCCTTGTTCACGGCAAGGTACAGGGCGCGATCCATGCCCGACTTGCCCATGTACCACATCATCTGCGCGTAGTGCACGGGCTTGGCCTTCTTTACGCCGCCCTTCTTGAGCGTGCCGAACGACTTGGCCGAATGGGTCTTGAATTCCAGCACGTGCCACTTCTGGCCGCCTGTCGGGATGCCAACGGCGCAGCCATCCATGTGCCCGCGCATGTGCCCGCCGTGGTGGGCAAAGCCGAATTGTTTGCCGGTGGCTGGATCAACGTCATGCACCGTGGCGCCGATGGCGCGAAGGTCTGCGACGAAACGCGGCTCGGCCAGGTGCCCGGTCTGGAACAGGCGCAGCATGCGCCCGTCGAACTTCTGTGTGCCGGCCCAGCGGAAGGCGTACCACAAGGCGCGTTTGCATTCGTTTCCGATGCTGCTTGCGCCCAGATAGGTGCGGGCCTTTTCGGTTTCTCCACGCTTCTCGTACTGCTCGTAGATCGCTGCGACCACTGGATCGGTGAAGTCGGAAATGTCAGGCATTGGGCGTCTCCGGTGTGTAGATGTGCTGGAGGTAGTCAGCCTGTGAGCATCCTTGGTGACGGCCGACGTACAGGTCTTTCGCCTCGCTCTTGATCGCAGCAAACAGGTTGTCCAGCAGTTCGGCCTGGGCGTCCATGGTATTGACCATGGAGCTTACGGCAGCGATGCCCAGCGACAAGCTGCGTACCAGCGCAGTCATGTTGTCGGGCGTCTTGTTGGCCTCGGCATGCTTGAGCATGTCGATGACGGTAATTCCATAATCCATCGTTCAGTCCCTCGTTGTTTGTGGTGCCGGCTCTCTCCCGGCTGTCACGCTGTTGCCCGCGTTTGGCTGAGAATCAGAGATCGCCCTGGGGGCTTTTTGACTCGACTTCAAGCATCGACAGGTACGAGTCCTGAAGCATCGACAGGTACGAGGCCAGGTCGATGCGGCGAAACATCACCACTTCCTCATCGTTTCCGGCTCTGGAAAACTGGCCGAACATCGCTGCCTCGTCCCATTCGGCATCTGACATGTACGGAGGCGTCTGTGTTGGGCTGGCCGTGTGGCGGATCATGATGCGTTCCTTTCAGGGTCAAGAATCAGCCAGTCCTCGGCCAGCATGTCGGTCTGGCTGGCAAGCCAGCCCATGAGGATTTCGCCGGTTGCGGTTTTCATGGTGATGCAGGGGAGTACGACAGCAGCCCCGCCGTTTTCGGCGGCATAGCGAGAGTTGTTCTCAGACCAGAAGCCACCAGCAGGAACGCTGCGCGATTCGCCGCCGTGTGCCGACAGAGAAAGCCACATGCCCTTGCCGTTCCACCCGGTGCGTGCCACCTTATGCCCAGCCTTGAGGGCGGCAATGGCATCGCCAAAGGACATGCCGACAACCGGGCGGTAAGCGCGGTCGAACACATCAGCGGGCGACCAGGAGATGTAGCCAGCAAAGTTGGGATGGTTGGCCTTGCCGCCGTCGACGTACTCGACCAGATACCCGGCGTCGTCTGGGTTCTCGTCAGCAGGCACAGCCCAGCCACGCAGCGCGTTGTACTCTGCGCGGTTCATGGGCTTGGCGTTGATGAGCTTGGTTCCGAGGTAGCGGTTCATTGCTGGGCCTCCTGCGCTTCTGGCTGCTCGTCGGCACCTGCTTCCTCGACCGGGCAGCCAGTGGCCACCAGAGAAACGAGGTCGTCTTGACCGGCCACTTCAACAGTGAACTTGTTGCGGGCGGCATGGCGCACGGCTTGCGGCTGGTTGCTGGCGCGAACCAGGCGCTTCTTGCCGGATTCGGTGTCAGTCACCAGATAGATGCGGGTCTGGGTGCTCATGCTGTGCCCTCCGCTGCTTCCGGGGGCAAAGCACGAACGCGCTCGGCTTCGGCTTCGCGTGCGGCTGCCTCGTTATGGTCCTGCTCGGCGTCCTGCAAGGCTTGCAGGGCCACGCTGCGCATGGCGGTGTAAAGCTGCTCCACGCGCTCATGCGGCAGCTTGCCCAGTCCTTCCAGCAGCAGATTGACCTGCTGGAAATTCAGGGTGTAGTTGATCGGCACAGAGGCCGGGTTGAATGGTTGTTGCACGTCAATCTCCTATGGAAGTTGGCGGCCTACTCGCTGCACCGGATGGCCAGCACCGGGAACCCCCAGTGCGCCGGCATTCGCTTTCGGCCTTGTTGGGTTAGCGTGCCCAGGGGGGCGTGCCAGCGGCGGCAGCCGGTGCGGCAGCGGGGGCAGCTTGGCCAGACCACGGGGCACCACCGGAAGCAGTCGGCGCAGCAGAGCCAACGGATACCGGCCTGTACTTCTTGATGATGTTGCTCTCGCGCTTGCGGTCGTCGATCTCGACAGCCACGGTAATGAGCATCGGCTTGTTGTGCAGTTCAGCCGAGTTGCTGGGCTTGATGACATTCACAGCGCGGCAGATGGCGCCCAGTTCGCGCTGTGCAATATCCACGGTGGTCTGGTTCGGATTGACAAGGTTCAGACGTGCCCACAACTTGCGCCCTTTCTGCTGGCCGTCCAGCACTTCAAAGGTGAATTGCAGGAACTGGCCGGTGCCTGACTTGGTGGGCTTCATTTCGGAAGCGGTGGCAATCACCACGTATTGCCCTTCGGGCAGCGCGGAGAACTCTGGTTGCTCGGGTACTTGGGAGGCGTCAAAGCCTGCGAGATTGGCCATCATTCGATCCTTTCGTTATAGCAGTTGGTAAAAAGTTAAGGAAATCTCAATCATTCAGGCAGCAGAAGCCGCCAGAGCGTTTGCAAAAGCGTTCCAGTCCAGCGGCAGCGAGGCCGGCAGGTTGTAACGGTTCTTTGCCAGATAGGCCGGCATTTCCTGTGTGTACAGAAGGCGCTCGCCCGTGGTGATACCGCGATTGACCTGCTTGTTGAAGCCGACCTCATCTTTCTTTACGATGGTGCGGTAGTTGGCGAACAGGACGGCATCGGCCCATTCCTGCAACAGCGCAGAGGCACGCGATTGCAGCTTGGGTTGGTAGCGGTCATACGGTTCGACCTCGGGCGAATCGAAACGCTTGATCTCGCAATGCCCGATGATGATGACCGCCATGTTCTTGTCGTTGCGCAGGGCGTTGAAGCCGTCCAGAACCTCGCGCCACTTGTCTGCCAGGAGCAATGCACCCTTGCCGTAGGCTAGTTCCTTGGCGTCATGCTTGGCTTCGATCTCTTGGACGAGGATGCTTTCAAGCCAGTCTGCCGAATCCAAAACCACGGACTTGTAATCATGCGGCTCGGTGTAGAGTGTGCGAATCGCCTCCATCACGTCGGCGCTGGTCTTGGCCAGCGGGAAGCTGCTGGTGTCAATGCTGCCCAAGCCATCCTCCGTGCAGATGAAGATGGGATCTGACGCATTGGCGGCAAACGTGCTCTTGCCGATGCCGTGTGTGGAGTACATAAAGATGCGCGGGGCGTGAATCATTTTGCCCTTGCGGATAGAGTCAAGGTTGAATGCCATCGGTCGTTCCTTTCGTTGATGTGCCGCGTGAGCGGCGGTTGTTTGCCTGTTCTGCCCGCATCGCCTACTCCGTGATGATTCGTGAAGGCTCGACGTTGTGTTCTGGCGCCGTGTCCTCAATGGTTTCGTATCGCTTGACATTGCCAAGGATCGACTCCAGCAGGACTAACACCATCTGGTGCGCTTGCGCTTCAGGCTCTACCTTGTCGCCAAAGTCAGCAGACACGGTTACGGATTCGCCGTCGTCGGCTATGGTGATTGATGCAGTAGCCATTACGCAGCCTCCTTTTGCATGGAATAAAACAGGTCGTGCAGGCATTTCAGCTTTCCGTCTGGAAGGCGGGTGATGAGGTCAATATGCCCTTCGATTTCACACCAGCAGTCCGACACCAGCATCACGCCGAAGCGTGAGAAATTCTTGGTCGGTTGCCTCAAAAGCCACTCCATTTTCTGTCCGATTGAGTAAATCTCAACCTTACAGGCGTGACAATGCTCATCGGCAAGCAGTCCCTGATAACGGCGCTCGGCAGCCAAGTAGCCCTCCAGCGGCCAGAGCTTTCCGCGGGCATCGTCATGGGCCAGACTCTCGCCCAGTTCCTGATCGAAGTCAGCGGGATTGACGCAAGCCGACTGGCCCAGCACCGTGAAGCCATTGACCATCTTGATGGCGCAGATGGTGGTGGTCGTGCCGGGCATCCGATGGTAGGCCACAGTATCAATACGAAGGTCGATTGACTGATTGGTGACGGCGCTCATGCTGCGACCTCCACGGGCTTGACCTCAACGGCGGTCTTGGCGGGTGCCACGGTGATGGGTAGCAGCTTGTAGATGTCGGGCTGGTTGTCGGACAACCACTTGACGCCCTTTTCATCCAGTTTAGGCTCGGACTTGACGGGGTGCATTTCGGCGGGAATCTGGGCCTTGATCGTCTCCCAGGTTTTCCAGTCCATTTTGCGGCTGATCTTGCCGGTGACAGTGATCTTGAATCCGGTGACATCCACGGTCTTGGCGCCTTCGTCGCGCTTGCCGGTTAGCGCCACGATCTGATCTTCGATGGCGATGCGTTCGGCGTTGGCCTTCTGCTCGGCTTGCTTGGCTTTCAGCCAGTCGGCGCATAGTTGCTCGATCGTCTGGCTCATAGCGTCATCCCCGCATTGCGCCACGCAGTACGGACGCGCAACAACGGCGGCATGTGCCGGTAGATGCGCAGATAGTACATAAAATCGGTCAGAAATTTCTTCACTTTCGCTCCTTCGTTGGTTAAGGGAAACTCAATCATACATGGCGTTGAGAAAAACTCAACCATCGGAACGAAAAAAAATTATATAGCGTTGAGTCTGGTTGGTTAAATCAGGCTCTTGCGGATGGTAATTTCTGTCACCAGGCCAATGATTCTGACGCCTTCATCCATGCGGTAGGTGGGGAACCGGATGTCGTCGGCGACCAGCAGATCGTCGCCGCCTTCACGCACGTACTTGCGTAGCACGGGTTCGCTGGCTTTGCTGATAACGGCCAGCACGACTTGCCCAGACTCGGGCACATGGGCCTTGCTGATAACGGCATAGCACCCGGTCGGGCAGGCGCTGGACAGCGCATCGCTGGCCACCAGCATGGCCGCTGCGGTTTGTGGCGGATAGGCAACAGCGGTTTGCAGCAGTTCCACCACAACATCCCAGTGCCAGCGGGCCATTGCAGATGCTGGGACAACGGGAACAGTGAAGATCGTGGCTTCTTGCTTGTTGCCAATGGCGGCCTGCTTGCCGCTGTCCACGCCCAGTAGCCAGTCGCAACTGACATGATACCAGCGGGACAGTTCGGCCAGCGCGGAGGCGGAAGGCTCGGTCTTGCCCTGCTCCCATAGATTGATGGCGGAGGCGGATAAGCTCATGTGTTTGGCGGCATCCCGTTGGGTGATTTCGGGGGTGATGGCCTGACGTGCAGCACGCAGGCGCTGGGCAAGTACGGGTTTCATAGGTCGCTCGTTCAGTTATTTTCATGCGTTTGGTCAGTATAAAGAAATACTCAGCCTTGGCAATATGGCGATTTCTGTATAACATTGAGTTTTTCTCAATCGAAAACGTGAAATGACCAGAACAGACGAACCCATCGGCTACACGGTGGAAGGTATTTTGGCGATGGCCGGGGGGCGCGGTGCCGTGGCGACGAAACTAGGCATTTCTGTTCAGTCGGTGGTGAAGTGGGAGCGGCGCATTCCGGCGCCCCATGCTCGAAAAATTGCCGTGATGGCAGGACTTCCGCTGGAGATCGTGCGCCCGGACATGGTGCAGCGTGGACACGACGAAGCCAGCGACTACGCGAAGGCCGCCAGCAAATGATGAAGCGCAGCAAGCGCATGCGTGTGATCGAGATGCGGGAGGATTGAACGTGGCGCCACCACTGAACAAGGGCCGTCGCATCGTCAAGGTCAATGCCATGTCGCAGGCCAAGCTGATCGCTCTCATGCTCGAAGGCGTCTATACCTGCGAGCAACTGGCCGAAGAAACCGGCCTGCATTACGTCACCGTCTTGCAATACACCCGCGAACTGCACCGGGCCAAGGCCGCGCACATTTCAAGCTGGGAAAAGGACAGCCGTGGGCGCGATGCCATCAAGGTCTATCAGATCGGCAAGGGGCGCGATGCCAAGCGCGAGAAGATGGCCGCCGCCCAGCGGCAGGCACGTTACCAGGCCAAGAAGCGGGCACACGCCATGTGCCAACTGTTTGCCGGAAAGCAGGCGTCATGACAGAAGAAAAACCACAATCATCCATCTTCGCCGAATTCGCGTGGAAGTTCATTGAGCGAGACATTAGCGTTATCCCGATTGCACCAGGCAGCAAGAAGCCCGGCCAGTGGTCTGACAGCCAAGGCTGGCGCGGCATGGGCGACTGGACGCGCTTCGCCCAGCGCATGCCCACCGACATTGAAATCGAACACTGGGAGAAGTGGCCGGATGCCGGTATCGGCGTGGTGCTCGGCAAGATGTCA